TTGTTTGCCTTTGCAGCCTCTTTGCCAGCGGTTCCGATTGCATCCAATAAAGTCTTGAATTGATCAGGTCCTTGGTTGTCCTCAATTTTGAGGTGAGCTTGAACTGCGGTCAAGATTGCATCGCTCTTTGATGTGCCGTCATTAATAAAAGTCTTAACCGCGTTCTGAACAGCCAATGTTGTAGCGTTTACAGTTTCGGTTGCGGTTGCGGTTGTGTTTGTTTCGGTTGTCATAATCTTCTAGTCCTTTGTGAAAAGTTTACACTGTAAACTCTATGTTTCGGTGATCGTGGTTAATCACCTTTAGGTTGTTTACGGCCCACAGCTTGCGCCGTTAAATACAGATTACGCGATCTCTCTCACATGTGCAAGTATATAGTCCTAATTAATGAGGTTAGTTCCTAATCAATATATGAGAGTTTACACTGTAAACTTTGAGGCCCCAAAAATCGCACAGATGTATATTCAAATTGAGATATGAGAATATCACATCGATCAATAACATTGTTATGTTATACAATAACGTATGATCAAAGGCCTTTGCGGTTTACACTGTAAACTTTGGACCGCTTAACCCTGTAGACTTTATATCTACGGGAACCCCTGCCCTATATGGCCTTGCGGTTTCACGGTGGCGCAATCGGTGGCGCAAACATGCTGCAACCGCACAATCTATGCTGCAATGCAGAAAATCGTTCACGTTTACCCCCCCACCCATGCTGCACCGCAGCGCACAGGCACCCGCGACCCCCAAGGGGGGAAACCGAGGATCATCGTATATCGAATACCCTTTCGGATTTTTGTGACCAAATAATCCCAAGGCTACTTTAAACCACTAATGCAACCAATAGCCCCCAAAGCCCATAGGCCTTGAGGGTAGCTCAGTATAATATTTATTGATTGAATGATCTCATTATTACCACCTGTAGGTGCTTGATGGTTTCTTAGCCAACTAGAGTGTTACTATGTAGGTGTAACTTTGGGGGCCTTCCTAGAGTGTCCATTATTAAACGAGTTAGGCAGTTTGCTCATTAGGCATCCGACCATTTGATCACTACATCCACGTTAGGCTCTTAGGTTCCTGAGGCCCTTTGAGGAACAATGATGTATCTTTGAACTTCTGTAGTTCCTGCATAAAGACATCGTTCTTTCGCACATCCATCTCTTTGTCAGCATCAGCAGCCATCTGTTCAACCCAGTAGGCCACAGCTATAGCTAGGGCATCTAGTCTATCGTCGTGTCCTAAGGCTCCACGGTCCTTGCTGATCCTAGTCATCTGGTGGATCAGGGTGTATCGACTAGCCTTCTCTGGTGGGTAGTGTTGAACACTCTTCCAATCCTTCTCTAGGACTGAGGGATCGATGACCAATCTGTGTTGGTTCATCACAGGCTCTAGGGTATCGATGATCCTTAGTTCCTTTTGTTTACTATGACGCACTTCCTCAATGGAACAGGGATGCACACGGTTAAACACAGGCTTGAGTAGTTCAGTGAACATACCGTCACCAAAGTTACTTTCGATGATTGTGTAGTTAACTTTGTACTGTTTAGCGAGAAAGGCCAAAGCCTGTAGGGTTTCGGGACCATAGCCACCTTTTAGACCTCCTGCATCCTTAACATATAGGATACCGTTTTGCATCTTAACTATAGCGTAGGCTGTCTCATCCTGCCCTCGTCCTGAGGGGTCAATGGCTAACACTGAGCCTGAGTACTCTAGCCACTCTCCTAGGGTCTCTACAGGCCCGTAGAAGCGGTCTCCTGATAAGGCTAGGTTGGGTAGGTCTTGGATGGGGATTGATTTACCCCACACCACCTTCTCTGGGGCTTTGTCGTTATCTACACCCATGACAATTAGGTCTGAGACCTTCAATGGATACTTGTCACCATCGGACAATGAGGTGTCCAACATGAACTGGAGGGCGAAGCCTGATCGACCATAGGATAGCTCCCGCTCAGTCAGGTCCTCATCATCGAACCTTAGAGAGTCTGTGGGGGTCCCTAGGAGGCCTTGGTCATTATCTAGGGCATCCCCTACCAAAGGGGCTAACCTGTCGCTGTACTTGGCTCTCAGGGCCTCTGCGGGGTAACGGGCAGGCCAGATACGTAGCTCATACCCACGGTTTCTTAGCTCTTCATATAAGCTCATCTCGCATTGTGGGGTGCCAAGGTAGATCACCCGACCATCTGGCTTTAATACCGCATCGAACTCCTTCACGCTCTCCCCAAGCTTCTCCCTCATCATCTGTGTTGCAGAGTTGTTGGGTACTTCCACATCGTCTGCAATAATCACGTCTGCTCGACTTCCTGTTAATTGCCCCGATATACCTACTGATTTGACTGAAGGTGACCCAGATGCTCTCGCTGGGCCAACGTCGAAGGCAATCTTTGACCATCGTTGGGTGTCCTTTGCTATTAAGTGCTGACATATTGGAAGTTGAGTTATGATTTGTTGTGAGAATGTGCTGAAGTCATCTGCTCTACTCTTAGAGGCCGACACGACCATGAATTTCTTGTCGGGGTCTAGGAGAAGCTGGTGAACGACATAGGCACAGGTGATATAGGACTTCCCTACTCCCCGAAAAGCTTGAATGACCATACGCCTAGGACCACCTTGGAGGTAGTCAGCCATGTCATACTGTATCGGGGTGGGGTCTGGTAGATTAAGATGCTTCCAGACTAGGTAAACGAAGTTCCTAAAGTCTCGCAGTTGTGCGGGTACTTGGTTACTCTGCATTACTTGCAGCACACCAAGGGCATTTACGGTGAGCCATGCGGTGTATGTCTCCCCTATGTAACCCTATATCTTTAAGCTCATGGTCACGGTGGAGTTTTAGCTGTTCTTCTGCTTTATTAGCCCTCAGGTGCCACTGGTAGGCTTTGAATAGCTCTATATATTTCATCATTGTTTAAATTGTACGCCTTGTATTTCTGCGTCACTAAAGGGCAGAGCCTCTAGTAGATTTCCTACAGGACTGTCGGGGACCGCTAGGGCCTCAACACCGTTATCTTTTAAGAACTTTACAGCTACGCTGATCTCAGCGGCTGTTGCCTCACCAGTTTGAATTTTATCCAAAAGCTGATGGGCAACTGCACTGTGTAGAGCATCCAAAAGATCGAAGGATGCTTTTGTACTCATTGTGTGTGTCTTTCTCTTTTTATATTTATTACTGCATGGCCCAGACTGTGAAACCTATAAGAAATACTAGGGCTATACCCACAGCCAAGCTTCCACCGACCACAGCGGCCTCTTGCATATCTTCTTGTTTCTGTTGTTTGGCTTTTCGTTCTAAAGCTTGCCTCTGCTTTTGTTCATGGGCAGCTTCTTTCTGTAATTTTATAATATCGGTCCACGCATAGAACCCAAATCTTCCGATAATAAGTTCTTTAACGGCCATAATATGCTCATCGGCCAATTTCTGATCGATTATGGTTTGAGTAGGAGACTTGCCTACGGCTCTCTCCTGTCTCTCTTGATGTTTGAGTTGTTTTTTACCCTCAAAAAGATCGTCCACCTGAGATGCCAAACTAGACATATCCTGCGCTGCATTGAGACCCTTAGATATGATCTCTGCTGATTTTTTGACGAGCGCGATCCCTGCTAAAATCTCCGCTACAGCCATGTGTTAACCGCTCTTGCTCCCGCTGCATTTCCAGCGTTTACGAGAGAGCCTTAGGGGGCTGTTGGGGTCCTTTGCGGCCTTTGGAAAGTCTCTCATTTGACCCATAGACCGCGCACAGTACGCATCACCTTTTGAGGTGTTTGGTCTAACACGGGGTCCACCATCCGAGGCGTTCCCTGCCTGACCATAGCCTACCCTTCTATTCCCAACCTTTTTGTATCGGGCTTTTTCTGTACTCATTAACCCTTCCTTTTCGGTTGTCTTTTTAAGTTGGCTCTTGCCGAGACCACCCTGAGGTTTGCAGGGCTGTTGTCATCAGCATTGTAGTTTTTATGGTCTACGTGCTTTCCATCACCCACCTTGGCACGACCTTGCTTAATCATGTACCGTCTAGCTTTGTTACGGTTTGATCTGCGTTTTCTCTGCTCTGGGGTGCCGTGGTAATCTCTGTATTCTTTCGCGTAGTCACGGCTCATTTAGCTGTGCCTTTCATCTTATCGAAGGTCCTGAGACCCGCGAGACCCAACATTGCCATGACAAGCTCAAATAGAGCGTCCATAGGAACCTCAGGTAATAATATTAAAGGTACTCCAAACATTACTGCGATCCATGAGGCAAAGGGGTGACCCACAAATGCCCAAAAGACGCCAATACTGCATGTCCAACCAATAGCTGGACGCCAACCAGCAACCCATATGCTTCTATGGGCTGCTTCTACTTTGTTGGTCTCTGCTTGCATCTTGTTGACTTCATTAGCAGCGGTCACCAGCTCAAGCTCAATCTTTTGCTTGGCTAGTGCCGCCCCTGCTTTATCAGGTATGCTTTTGTCAACGATCTTCAGAATGTTTGGCAGCACCGTAGCTAGTGCTTGCAACATTGTTTATTAAACTCCGAATATTTTAAATATGTATCCTAGGCCTAAGTGGTCTGCGAAATATAGACAGGCACCACCTAGTACAAACCACTTTATCTGTATTAAGACCTCATGGATACTTCTGAGGCACTTCTGCATTTCTTCTGTTGTGTCGTATAACTCTCTAATGTTTTGATCTTGGCGTTCTATTTGCCATTCAGTTTTAGCTACTCTATTTTCCAAATCATCCATCAAAGTTAACTGGCCTAAAAGTTCCTAATTCTTCAAAAGAAATAGAATTAAGAAATGGGCCAACAGTTGCGTTTCCCATTTGGCTAACCCATTCAGAGCCGTTCCAATACATTGCTGTTAAGCCTTCAGAAAACTTAATCATTTTCATATCGCATAATTGAGGGTCTTCATTATCATTTAAACGTCTTAAACGATCCAAGGGAAAGCTAGATGTCAAATCGCTATTAGAATATTTAGTGCTAATAACTTCTTGCAGTTTTTTACCATCCCTTCCTCTAATAATCGGATCAGTTAAATTGTCAGCTTCACTTCGCTCACTGTCCCAACCTGCAACCATTTTATCTAGTTTCTTAGTTCCTACGCCAAAGCAAAGTTCTTCCATTAAAAGACCAGCGCCAAAGCAACAAGAATAACCTACAACAACACCACTTTCAGATAGCCTACGTTCCCATTCAGTAATAAAAGCTGACCATGTTTCTTCTTTAGTCATTTTAAATCTTTCTATTTAGTTTATTGTCACATTAATTTGTTTGCCAAGCGTCCATGTAAGAGACGGGTTCGCTACCCCAGACGCGCCAGCATATAAGACACTAATACCTGTCCTATAGTAACTAGCGCGTGTGGCTGCCGAACCATCATCCCAAGTTGAACTAGTATTATATGTGTACTTCCATTCGGCGGTAGGGACAGGGACGTTATAAAGACCCCCGTTAGGGAGGTACTGATAATATAGACATGATGTTCTAGAAACTGAAATAGTACCTCCCTTTCCATCATCCATTACCATATTGTTCCAACCGCTATTTGGGTTATTACCTCTTAATCGAAAATTAAATTCAAACGACATACTTCCTTTAACTGGAGTGCGAATATTGAACATTAAGTTGAGTATGGTAGAACCATTATCAAATAAACCATCAGGTGAAAAACTTCCTCTGCTGCCATCAACTGTATATTGCCCCCCATTGTTTGAATCATGGAAATGCCCAATAAATCCTGTGGCATTGGACGGAATTCCTGGACCTGAACCAGCATGACCAACAGTCAGTGTTCTAGTCCAAGCCGAACTTGTTCCATAAAAGGAATTAAACGAACTACTTGCACCGCTTGAGGCACCAGTTAATCCTCTAACATCGCTGTCGTTAATACCGACACTGGTTCCAGAAGTACCGCCAGCTTCCACATGAATGTCGTTTAACGATATTACACCGCTAGTTTGTAGAGCCACTTTTTAACTCCTCTACTTCTGCTTTTAACTCTTTAATTCCTTCAATCAAAAGCGGCACAAGTTTGTCATACCAAACAGTTAAATATTCACTGTTGAAAGGGGCCTCTGTGGTTACCTCTGGTAATACCGAATGGACCTCTTGTGCGCTAACACCAACCTGTACTCTATCGTTGTTAAAGCCAAACGATCTAGCATGATCATTTTCAGTGAAGTAGTAGCCATTCAGCATTGTAATCTTTGTCAAGGCATCGGGGATTGTACCTTGGAAAGTTTTAAGTCTTTCGTCTGAATAGTAAGCTGTGATGTTGTTGGTAGCCCTAATTTCACCAGTCGTACCACTAGCTGTTGTACCCACACCTAAGGAGTTAACCTGTGCGTTAGAGTTGGTTGTAAATGCACCCGTTGCGCCTGTCGCTCCTGTAGAACCCGTTGCGCCTGTTGAGCCTTGTGCTCCTGTAGAACCAGCCGCACCTGTAGAACCCGCTGGGCCTGTAGCACCTTGAGGG